AAAATGATATGTGCGTCTGTACCTATTATGGAATATGATGAAGTACTACGTAATGACATAAGTAATTATGTAACAGATTATGAGAATGATACGTTACCAAAATCACCACTAACTGAGCCTGTTCAGGCAGAGGTAACTGGTGTAGATGGTAATGTAATACATTTAACCTTTAATACTAGAACGAAAGGATCAGCATAATGCAGACACTTACAATGGGAGATAACACGTTTACTATATCAGAACCTGAACTACCTTTTGCTGATATGGTAAATAGTCCACCACACTATAATAAAAGTGGTATAGAATGTATAGATGCTATAGGTGCAGCTACTGATGCAGGGTACAAGTATTACCTGCAAGGCACAGTAATCAAGTATCTATGGAGATATGAGTACAAGAACAAACCAGTTGAGGATCTTAAGAAAGCACAGTGGTATCTTAATAAGCTGATAGAAGAGACTGAGAAGAATGAAGTAAATGCTTTAGCGAAATCATTTACATGAAAGTAAAAGTATTTTTAACCTTAGACATTGACAAGGAGGAGTATCCTATGCCCTCTGATGGAGATGTCGCATCTGAAATAGGTGATGGCTTACGTGAATACATCCATGATGTAGGAGGCTTAGAGGTATCATCATTAAAAATTACTATGGAGAGATAGACATGCACACAAATAACTATTTAAGTTCCGACTACCAAAATTTTATTGCACTATCACGTTACGCCAGATGGAAAGAAGGTGAGCAAAGGCGTGAAGGTTGGCTTGAGACAGTAGAGAGATACTTCAACTATCTTGAGAACTATGTAAAAGATAAGTATGGTTACACGATGCCTGATGATATACACAAGAAACTATCTAGTGCAGTACAGGACTTAAATGTTATGCCAAGTATGAGAGCGTTGATGACAGCAGGTGCACCACTCGATGTGTGTCACGTGCCTAGCTATAACTGTTCATACCTGACAGTAGATACACCAAGAGCATTTGATGAATGCATGTATGTACTTATGTGTGGCACAGGTGTTGGCTTCTCTGTTGAAAAAGATTATGTAGAGAAACTGCCCACTGTTAATGAACAACTGTTTAATTCTGACACGGTAATTAAGGTAAGAGACTCTCGTATCGGGTGGGCTAAGTCTCTCAAAGAACTAATTGCTATGTTATACTCTGGTCAGATACCTACATGGGATGTCAGTGAGGTACGTCCTGCTGGTGCTAGATTAAAGACATTTGGTGGTAGGGCATCTGGAGCAGGGCCACTAGAAAAACTATTTAACTTCTGCATTGAGACGTTTAAAGGTGCAGTAGGTCGTAAGTTAACACCACTAGAATGCCACGACATTATGTGTAAGGTAGGTGACGTAGTAGTAGTAGGTGGTGTAAGACGTAGTGCACTGATAAGCCTGTCAGACATTGATGATGGTGATATGCGTCATGCTAAATCAGGAGAGTGGTATATTCATAATCCACAAAGAACACTAGCCAACAATAGCGTAGCCTATGAGCGCAAGCCCAACATAGGAACTTTTATTAGGGAGTGGACATCATTGTACGAAAGTTATTCTGGAGAGCGTGGTATATTTAACAGACAATCTGCTAGTAAACAGGTAGCTAAAAATGGTAGAAGGGATGGTGATCATGCTTTTGGTTGTAACCCATGTTCTGAGATTATACTAAGACCATTTCAGTTCTGTAATCTGTCAGAAGTAGTGGCACGTAATACTGACACAGTTAAAACACTTAAGGAAAAAGTAAAGTTAGCTACTATACTAGGTACATTACAATCTACACTTACAGATTTTAAATATCTACGAAAGATATGGAAGACTAACACAGAAGAAGAGAGACTGTTGGGTGTATCTCTTACGGGTATCATGGACTGCCCAATATTAAATGGTAAGCAACAGAGTATTAGTCTTCCTAGAGTACTAGAGGAACTAAAGCAAGTAGCTGTGGATACTAATAAAGAGATTGCAGAAGCAATAGGTATTAACATGTCAGTAGCCATTACATGTGTTAAGCCATCAGGTACTGTGTCACAATTAGTAGACAGTGCTAGTGGTATTCATGCAAGGCATAGTCCATACTACATAAGGACAGTACGTGCTGATAATAAAGATCCTATGACTCAGTTTATGATTGATCATGGTATACCTAACGAACCAGAAAAAGATAAGCCGTTGGACACTACAGTGTTTAGTTTTCCTACTATATCACCAACAGGTGCTGTAACACGTAATGATATGACAGCTATAGAACAATTAGATTTATGGCTAACCTATCAAACACACTGGTGTGAACACAAACCATCTGTTACAATATCAGTACGTGATAGTGAATGGATGGAGGTAGGAGCATGGGTATATAAAAACTTTGATGATGTATCTGGTATTAGTTTCTTACCTTATAGTGATCATGTATATCCACAAGCTCCCTATCAAGAGGTGGACAAAGCTACATGCATGGAGATGGTTAAGCGTATGCCAAGCAGAATAGATTGGAGTAAGCTTTCCGACTACGAAAAGGAAGATGGCACATCAGGTGGTAGAGAACTAGCCTGTTCAGCAGGTGTATGTGAAGTTGTTGATTTAACTAACTAAGGGAGTACATATTATGCGTAGAGGACTAAACAAAAATGATGCACCATTAAAGATACAATGGCGTAGAGGTTACGATGCTTTCTATAGGGGAGCAAAGTATACTAACCCATACAAAGAGAACTCTATGCAATCTAGAGAGTGGGAACGTGGTTATAACAAAGCCTACTTTGAGACACTACGAAAGGTAAAGCATGAAGAGCAACTTAGAACAGTCAGCAGTTAACTGGTTAAAGGAGAGATATGCAATGTTAGATTTTAATGATTACCAAAAGATCGCACAGACTACAGCCATATATCCACGAGAATATAAGATTACATATCCAGCTTTAGGTTTGGTTGGAGAAGCAGGTGAGGTAGCTAATAAGGTAAAGAAACTTATTAGAGATGGTGAAGATACCATGCCTCACGATTGGAAGGAACAACTAGCATCAGAGATAGGTGACGTACTGTGGTACTGTGCAGCACTAGCATCTGATCTTGATATGTCGTTGAGTGTCATAGCTAAACAGAATAAAGATAAGCTAGAAGCTAGGTTAAAGAAAGGTACGATACAGGGTAGTGGTGATAAGAGATAGTTACTTTATTCTTTTTGCTATATTAATTAAAATAAATATATCTTTTGAATTATAGATTTCTGGAGTAGTACCAGTTGTTAATCTAAATCTATTGGTAGCAATTATACGTTTTTGTTTAGGTATCTTTCTGTATGTCTCTAGTGCAAATATATATTCTCTTTGTTTTTGGGACATATCTTTTAGAGAAGGTTTAAATGAACTTTTTATCTTTCTATAGATAGTAAGAAATTTATCTTTCATTTCTTCTTTAACAAAGCCCTCTTTTGTTAATGTATTTTTTACAGGATCACCTTCCTTTACTAGTCTATCATATAACTGTTCATAGGTAGATCTATTATTCTGTAACTGAGTTACAATGACTGGGATATGTTTTGCTAAAAACTTATTCTCTTCTCTTTTAATACTAGGGATCTTAGATCTACTTGATATTTTAAATCCTTTAATACCTAAACTTTGTAGAAACTTACCTGACTCATTTGGTAATTCCTCAAAGTTTAAACCTAAAAAAGCACGTTCTAGATTTTTTAATCTATCATCTCTACCATACAAGTCAGTTCTAACTGGTAGTGCTTCTTCTTCTTCTGGAGTCATAAACATAGCCTGTTGATTAAAAGGTCTAACAAAGGCTTCTTGTGTAGGAGAATAATCAGAATCAGGTTGTGGATCTCTAGCTACATCTTTTTTTAAAGTTCCTCTGTAACCTATTCCTCTCTGAACATCTACAACTTGAGCAAATGGAACTGCATATGTCTGTAAGTAGTTAGCAAATAGCTTGGCTCCAGTTTTAGTTAGACCACCATCTACATCTGTTATAACATCTATTCCTTCAGTGGTAAGTAGTGCACCAATCTCTTGTGTTATACCTTTTGAAACACCTCTTCTAAGTGGCGCACCAACAAAAGTTTCAAAACCTTCTGCTCCAAAATCGCTAGTTAAAAATTTTCCTAGTTGTTCAGGACCACCCTGCCTTAACTGCTTTAATGCTTCCCCCATGTATAGTAATTGTCTCATAGGCCATTGTGGTGTTACGTTTACACCTGCTTCTTCTGATGATCTTACAAGTTGGTAATTTTCTGGTGCATCATCACTTGTTCTGTATTGGTACGCACCATAGATAGCAGCCCATCCAACTAAGTTTCTAGATATACGTTGCCTCTGTTTAGCATCCATAACACCTTTACCAGTTGTTAATCTTTTTATTAATGCATACGCTGCACCTCCTGAATACTGGCCCATAAGTTCTAAGCTATTAAATGTAAATCTAGGAAACTCCATGACCACAGTTAAACCATTACGAGTTATAAAATTTGCAGTATCTTTAAACACTTCAACATCAGGAGATTTTGCAAAGGTTACATCCAATGCTCTAGTTGTAGCACTAGCTGCTATATCATAAAAAGATCTTGCACCTTCAGGACGCATTGCATCATTTAAAAAGTCAGGTAGTTTACCTTTGTTTAATTCCTTTACTAGATCTACATTGTACTCTCTTTTAACTAATCTCTCTAGCTCACCCATAAAAACTGCTCGTCTAACTAAAAACTCTTGAAATCTATTTGGTACGTTTAGTACATCAACAACATCTTCCATGCCTTGAAATGCAGCATTAACAGCAGGATTTTTTGTAGTGTTACCAATAGACTTACGTATCTCTCCTACCTGCTCAAACATTATAGTATGTAAGCCTTCTAGCTTATCATTCTTTAATATAAAATCTGTATATTCCTGCACATTTTTAATGTCACTAAACATATACTTCATATGTCTAAAACTTTCTGCCCAATTAACAGGATCTATTAATGACAGACCAGCCTTACCTGCACCTTCAGCACCCAGATTATATAACACTGTATCAAATACATTTTGCAAACCTTCTAGTGGTCCTCTTATGTATGCAGATGTTAAGTTACGAGCAGCAGTTTTAAATTGAGATACTAATATACCTCTTCGTATATTCTCTAGACGCACAATATTTTTTCTTAATACATTCTGTTGATCTATTTCTAATTTTTCTTTTTTAGCGTCCTTTACACGTAACGATGTAGCTCTTTTTATTTGACTTAATCTATTTAAAACCTGACCTGCTTTAGATCCTGAACCAACTACAGTAAGTATGTACTCTTCAAAACTTAAGTTGTACTTAGTAAGAGTTTTCATAAA